TAGAGGTACGTCTTGCACTCATTCTTATAGGATTTTTTTCACTTCCTAGTTGAGCCATAAAATGTCCTATTAAAATGAGGAGCTGCCGAAGCAACTCCCCATGTTTTAATATTAGTCGATGCCGTAAAAGGCAGAAACTAATGCTTCACTACGCAACACTTTGGCTCCGTAGACATGAAGTCCACGAACAATGTCACCAAAGCTATCAGGATCACGCAATACTTCTGTATTGGTGATTGTCTGAGCAGTTGCAGTAGATGAAATATGTCCAGCAAGACATTTACCAGCAGCATTAGAGGTGCTAGCAATGTTATTACTCTTATACATATTAAATCCACGCAATAGTCCAGATGACACTAGGCCATTCCTAATAGAACCTTGTCCTGCGTTATAGTCCACAGAAAGTAGCTTGGAAGAACTTGAAGCCAATACTTCATAGAAGTCTGGACTTGCAAGGAACCATCTGCCTTCTTCAGGTACATTTTGCTCATCAAGCAAACGAGCCATGTGTCCTAATACATCAATAGGATCATGCTCATCTGCAGCAAAACCAATGTCCAAGTTACCAGTACCATCAAAAGTACCAGAAGCAAGGTCAGTAGCACTGTCAGAACCTAATATATGATTAGGTGATGAAGCAGATACACCTGAGAACATAGTAGCGATTACGCCTGAATCAAACGAATCTCTGAGAGCATAAGCAGCAGATGAAGTTGCTACGTCCCTAAAGTTAACGTGTGACATATTTGTTTCAATGTCATCAACGATAAACTTAAAGGCGTTAGCAATATCAATAATCAACGTAACCTCTTGGTCAGTTAATTTAGTTGCTGTTATAGCCTGTCCTCTTTCGTATTGATCTACTGTAATAGTAGGTTCTTTGATTATTCTTACTGTGTCACCAAACGATGCTATTTCACCAGCATAGTCAGTATTGGTTATAGCTTCCGCTACAGATGCTTTACGAAAAAAGTTTAGAACCTGTTTGGAATAAACCTTGGGTAAGAAAAACGAGTTTGTTTGACCTGATACAGAGTTACCAAAGTTAGCATTGGTATCCGTACTGGGTTCAAAAAACTGATCACTTGTGTTTGCAGCCATTTTATATTTCTCCTAAGAAAAGAATTATCCTTTACGAATCCTTCCCTCTTCTTGTGCAAGCCTGATCTCATCTTCAAGTCTGTCGAATTGATCGAGGGACATTTTCGCAATTTCAGTTTCAGTCCAAATTTTAGGTGACTTAGGATCTACATTGGTTGTTTTAGTAGAAACCATGTCAGCCGCAGCTTGTGGAGACTGCTGTTGCCTTACTTGATTTGAACGTCTTTTTGGAGAGTTATGCCCTGTACCAGTTTCCGCTTTATAAAGCTCAATAGCTTTTGATGCTAAACCTACATTGTCAGGATTTCGATATACCCAATCTTGTATTTGTTCTGGTTGAGTTTCAGCCCAATTATGAAAATCATCTGACCCTTTAATATCTTCAAAGTCAGGATGAGCTTCTCTCATTGTCTGTTCAGCTTCTCGTAATACAATTTCTCGTTCTCTCTGTTCAATAGCAGAAAGACGAGGCTGTAAAGAGTTTACTTGTTCAGATGCAATGTTATGTGCTACAGATTCAACTGTTTCATACAAGTCAGGATTAGATTCTCTAAACTCTTGAAGTTCTTCTTGAGATTTAGGAGCTTCATATCTAGGTTGAGCTAATTGCATTTGAGCTTGGAAGTCCATCTCTCTTTGCTTAAACTCACCTATCTTCTGATCATAATGTTTTTTTAGATCATCGTATCGTTTTTTATAATTGGCGGTAGAAGGTTCTTCAGGGGCCGACTTTTTCTGTCGGGTAGCCTTTTTAGGTTCAGGTGCTTCTTCTTCATAATAGAGTTCATCGGCTGCTGGCATACGTTTTCCATCTGCCTTGTGCCAAGGTTTTCTCATATTATAAGGATTAGGTACTTGTTCCTCTTCCATTATATCTGTTTCAGACATTACTCTTTCCTTTTCTAAGGGGCTTGTTTTCTTGCAAGGTAGCCAATTCTAAACGTCTAAAGAATTCGGGGCTTGTGTATACAAGGTAGCCTTATTTTAATTTCCACCTAATAAGCTAGGCGCACGATTAGCTCTCAACATGTTTTTCTTTATTTCATCTTGGGCTATTTTTTCATAAGCAAGAGGATCTTCATCTTTTTGCTTATACATCATGCCACCTTCTTGTTTAGGTGATCTCATCATACCACCATCAAATGCACGTTCAGCATCATCCATCATCATCTGAAGATTATCTGCACCCATTTGATCGGTAGCTTTTTTGGTGAATACAAACTCGCCATCTGACAATCTGGCAGGTATCGAGTCTGATACACCTGTTCCTGGGCCTTCAACTTCTCCAGCACCAGTAAACTCAGAAGCAGTCGTAATTACCTTATCAAATATTTGACTTAGCTTTGGATCTGTTTCTAGAGCATTCATCAAGTAACTTTGTTCGTCATCATCCAAAGACTGATCAAGGACAAAGTTCATGTATTGATCTTCCATTGCTGCATCAGGTAACTGTGATGCTTCAGCTTCTGCCATTTCTTCAGGTGGTATATTAGGATAAGTATCTACAGGCATATCTGATTCCATCTCTGGTGGCATCATTAATGAACCTTCTTGATACTTTACTCTGCCTCCTTTATTAAAAGGTATATCTTCATTTTTAATTCTTTCCATTTCTTTAGCATTTCTACGTTTTTGTGCTTCTGTTAAAGGCTCTAAATCTTCTTTAAAAGCTCCAAATTCTTCAAAACGAGGATCTAACTCTTGAGCTTTTTTTCTAAGAAATTCTGTTTCTCTAACACTATCAGGGCCAGCTAAATTAGCAAAACTTGAAAGTCCAAATTGTTCTTCTGAGGGGAGACTTCGAATTAAAGCATCTTGTTCTCTTTCTAAACTTTTAAATGATTTATTATTAAAAATAGAAGTTTGTAAGTCTGCTAATTTATCTCTGTAAACTTGATCAGCAACGTCTTTATCTTTTATTCTTTTATAAATTGTTTTCTTTAACTCTGAAATACGTTTAGCTAATTCTGTTTCATTAGAAAAAAAGTTTTCTAATACTTCAATATCACGATTATTATCTCGTCTTATATTATCTATCCCTGATTCTACTTCAACATCTATGTCTCCAAAACGATCTTCAGGATTTTCATATTGACGCTGTATCTTTTTTTGTTCTTGAACACTTGGAAGTTGTTTAGAAATTTTCTTAACTTCTTTAGTTGCATCAGATAACAAAGATTTAGCTACTGCTTTAGAACCTGCTCTAGTAATATTTAATAAACCACCCAAAACTTTTTGTGTTCGCAACATCTTAAAATCCTCACCTGTAATGTCACCATCATTATTTTTATCTAATAATGATTGATTGCCTACTAAAGAGCCTTTGTTATACATCATGCCGCCCATAGCTTTTTTTTCTTTGTCTTGCATTTTGTTTACAACTTTTTTAGCTAAATTAATACCACCTACTGCTTGCCCTAAAGCTGTACTACCTGCAGCAAGTTCTATAGCTTTTGTGGCTATCGGATAGTTTTCTCTAGCTTGATTAACTCTATCTGCTATTCTATCTCTAAGTCTTCGCCTGTCTGAAAAATCAGGTGTAGGATCAAAATCTTCAAGCAATGCTTCGCTACTTAAAAAAGAAGGATCTCCTCCAAAATAATTAGAAGTATTAAAACCAGAACCACTAATTCCTCCTCCCCCTCCACGAGGAGCATTGCTAGAAAAACCTGGTCTTCTTGCTCTTACTACTACTTCTTCCATTTCTTTAGCCATTACTCATTCCTATCTTTAGCTTCGTTTACGCTATCCTTCAACTGCTCTAGGCGTACCAGCAAATTCACCTTCCCCTGGCTGCGGTACATTTCCTGTTCCGATGTTGCCGCCACCAGTACCTGTAACTCCAAGTCCTTGAGCTTCAGGAGGTACTCCTTCAGGGGTTCCCATAAGTCCTTGTTGTGGGTTATCGGGGCCAGCTTCCGCGCCAGTTGCTTGTCCAGCATTTTGCATTCCTATTATTTGTGCCATTAGAGCTGCTTCTTCAGGATCATTCATCAACTCATCAGGATCTAAATCAAGACTAATTGCTAACTCACTTATTAATTTATTTACTTTAATAAACGGAGCTACTGCAGGATTTTGTATAGTTTGTAAGAAGGTAGTCAATCTTTGACTTCTAACTTCTTTTTGCATCAAACTATTTGTGCCTGTAGCTCTAACTTCAAGATCTCCTTCTACATCTAATCGGCTATCAAGAAACTGCATATTCCATTGGAAGTATGCTTCGCCTACAGGTTTAAGAAGAAAATCATCAAGATTCTTTATAACTGTTTTTATATTTAAACTGGCTGCACCTAGTAACATTGACATCCCTGAAGCAGTACGAGTCATGCTCTGTACGCCTGTCATGCCATGTGAGTAACTAGGAATACCAGTTTGCTCATCTGCAAGTTGTCGAAACTTATCAAACATCATCATGTTTTCAGTAGAGGTATTAGGAAACTTTAATCCATTAATAGCTTGGCCTGGAACACCAGCTTGTCTTCTAAAGATCTTTCCTGGATATATCTCCATTGTCTGACCACCTACTAAGGCAGTCTCATCTACATCAAATACAAGAGAACCTGATAGAGCTAGATTATCTATAGCCATACGAGCATGACCATTCATAATCTTTTGAGAGTCATCCATGTTCTCAGCAACCCCTATACCAAAAAAACTATAAGGATTTCTTTCATAAGGGAAAGCATGATAAGGCAATCTAAATGGAGTAAAAGGATTTATAACTGTTCGTAATAATTGACCATTACAAATCCAAGCATTAATTTGTACTTCATCAAGATCATCTACAGACTCATCTATTTCCATGCCTACTTGTCGTGCATATTCAGCATCCATAACACCCCAATACTCAATTACTTCATATTGGTCTGCGCCATAATCTTCTGATCTAGAATCATCTTCTAATGCAGTTTCATAATCTTGTCTTTGATAGTTAGGGCCAACATTTAAAGCTTCACGAACAGCATTTTTATCAAAGTAAGGCATCTTTGCTAATGATCGTAATTTAGTACGATTCATTTTATGCCTATGAAAAACATACTCACACTCTTCCATGTTAGTAGCTGCAGGGTCAGGAAAGAAATCCCATATAGATACGAACTCTATTCTAGGAACTCTAACGTCTATAGGGTTATAATTTCTATTACCCTCTCCGTCTTGATTCCATTTATTTAATCTTTTATTAAAATTAAATGGCCCTTTAATAATTCCTGTACCAAACAAAGAAGATTCAAATAAAGCATTTCTTATTTCACTTGAACCATTAGATTCTTCAATTTGATCATGAATAAGTTTTTCCATTCGCCTTGCAGCTTCTTGTGCAGGAGATACTTGAAAGACTTGAGGATTAGGACTAGCTCCATCAACTAAAGCTTCTTCTAATTTTTTTTCTACAGGAGAAGTATCAAACTTTCCTGATCCAAAAGTTGCTCCTGCTTTAAGAACTTTACCATCACCCTCATAACCAACATCAAAAGGATTGTCACTCATTTGAGATGAAGAAGTTTCAATACCAGGATTTAAAGCTTCAGAATCTACATGAGACATAGACGATGCGCCTTCAGGCATTTTAGTTTCTGATATACCTATTGGAAACTTATTTGCTCCAAAGATAACATCTACTAATTGTCCAAACGCAGCCAAGACTTTTGTTTTTGTTACTTTTACAAAAACTCTAGACTTTTCAGATTCTCTAAATCTTACGTCTTTTTGATAAAGACCACGATAGTTTTGATATGCAATCAACCATCGTTCTTCATCACTATCTCTTGCAGAAACAGCATCGTTATATCTATCACTAACTAAGCCAACTAAGTTATTACGCAAAGTTTCTTCTAGCGTTAGCGATAACCCCTGTTCATTTTCAACAGGTTTAAAATATAACTCGTTGGCTGTTAATCCGTTTTCTTCTTCAGCCATCAATTAATCTCTACTGATCAGGTGTAGTGCCTAAATGTAAAAACTGTACAAGATAAGTGACAGTCGTTGCAGCAGTTGCAAGGTCATTAGCCAAAGGCTTTAAACGAGCATAAAGAGTTCTTGCTGATGCTGAATAAAGTGTACTTGCAATAACAATCGCTTCACTTGTAGCAGGGCCACCTACAACACCAGCAGTTGTTGATGTACTTACAAACTGATTTGCTGCATGACCATGAGAGTTTTGAATAATATAAAGTGGTGCATTAGCTGACCAAGTTACTGCTGATCCACCATCATCAAGGATAGCTTTCTCATCAATAATTTGACCACCGCCAGCAGCAGTACCTAAGTCAAAGTCTACATCATCACCTGATGCTCCAGCAGTAACAATATTACCTGCAGGAATTGCAATTAAATTACGAATAATGGTATCTGCAGGTTGAGTAAAACTTACATCATAAGTTGCATCAGCAGTCACAGCAATTGTGCCTGTAGTTACAGAAGTCCATGATGTTACGATATTAGCAGCAATGTCTTGAACATCGCCTACTCTTGCTGAGTTTCTGCCTGTATCTCTAACTTTATAAACTGGATTTGCCATTTTATGTTATCTCCTCCCTAAAGGAATGGTTACATTAAAAAGAATTTGTTTTTCGCCTTTGATTGTTCTGTTACCTACATTTGTATCTTGTTTACCTGCCGTAAGTTTTCCGTACATATTTCCTATATTTTTATGAAAAGAAACATTAGTGCCTGTTCTATTTTTTTCTAAAGTTATAGAAGAGTTAGGTAATTGTTTTTCTACACTAAAAGATTCTCCGCTTTTTCCTGTAGTATCTTTATAAGCTCCTGCAGTAAATCTAGTTCCTTTAATCTTTTTAGAAACATTACCTTCTGCTGATGCAGTTAAATTAAGAGGATTAAAACTCCCTTTTCCTGCAACATCTATATCGCCTACTCTTGTATAAAATTTTCTACTTATAACTGAGCTGCCATTAGTGTACTTAACTCTTTTCATAATCAATATCCAAATACACTGTCAGAAGGTGTATAAGCTTGTTGTAATCTTAAATCTCTTAATTGAGATAAAGGATCATTAACTCTTGGTCTTGACATAATCAAATACCTTAAAGCATCGTAAGCATGATCCTGTGCTTTAGTATCTACATCTTCAGGATTAGACTTATCTAACGGAATACTTTGTAATTCTCGGATGAGATTAGGACAATTATTAAATATTTGCAACCTTGGTCTACCACTTTGTTGTAATCTAAGGTATTCATGTATTTGTATTTTGCCTTGAATTCTATTTTTATCAGCTCTTCTTAGCTTATGTCCTTGTTTTACAAGGCTTTCTCCTACAGTAGGGCCAGTAGTGCCTGTTCTGTTCCAAGCTGCGGTGTCAAGTACACCTGATACAGATAAAGGGTCTTGCATTTCCATTTCTGTAATCATGTATCCTAAATCTTGTCCTGTTAACCCTTTTCTATATAATTCTCTATATACAATAAGTGTTCCATCACTAGGGTCTACACACGCCCAAATACAAGCAGACTCACTTGCATAACCATAGTCAATCCCTTTTGAACGATCCCAATGGACAGGTATTTCAAAAGGAGGGATAACATGTTCTTCTAACGTAAACTCTGTAAAAGCTGCGCCTTCATTAACATCCCAATTACCTTCAAGTAATTGTTTACGCTGAGTGGCAGGTAATGCTTTAAGCATTTGTTCATAACGACCATCTTCTGCTAAATAAGGATTATCTTCTAATCTAGCAGGTATAAACTTTCTTGTTAGCCCATCAGCTCCTTCAAAGCTAGAATCAGGGACACAAGGATCAATATAGCGTTTCTTTACCCAATGTGCGCCTACACCGCCAGGGTTAGCAGTACAACGCATATAAGGTATTATCTCTGAATCAGTAGTTCTAAGTCTTGAAGCTAAATAGTTCCAACTAAACTCTGTAGGTAAGTGTGTAATTTCATCAAACCCTATCCAACTATAAGCTTGTCCCTGATAACGATATACATCTGCATCTCTTTCTAGGAATCCAAACTCTATCTTTGCCCCAGAAGGAAAGTTCCACATCTTTTCAACTTCCCTGTATCTACAGCCTGGAAATGCTTTTGGGTATAATTCTCTTGATTTATCAATGAGTTCCCTGAGTTCTGGCATAGAACGCCTAATAATCAATGCTCTGTGCGCTGCTCTATGTGCATAGCGCAAGGGATCTACAAGCATGGCGTATGATTTACCACCCCCTGCAGCCCCACCATACAGTACGTCTGTCTCTCCTGCTGCTAAGAACTCTGTCTGAGGCCCATCATTAGGAGAAAATATAACATTAGTAGTTGCTTCATCTTGAAGGCTTTTAGGAATGGTAGATAGCTCGTCTTCTGTAATTACTTTAGAAGTGTTGTCTTTATCTAACTGTGCAGAAACAGTTTTAGCTTTCTTTAAAGATTGTCTATGTTTATTTAGTTTTCTTTCTATTTGCTCTATTTTCTTTTCTTTAGTTCTAACAACTCTACGTTTTTTAATCTTTTCTTTAGTTTCACTATGAAAGTGATAACCACGACTCTTAACACCTTTAGGCCTACCGCCTATCTTACGAGGCGTACCATCTTTCTTAAGCAGAAAATTATCATTTTCATCTTTTTGGTATAAATCAGGATTATCATCCCAATCAGCCATGAGTTGTATTCATCCCATCTACTTTATCTTTTAGACCTTGATAGCTAAGACTTCTACCTGTTTTATGTAAGATCCAACTAGAGCCTTCTCGTAGGGATAACACACCCTGAGATACCATCGTCTTAATCTCTTCAAGAGCTTCTAGTTGTTCAGGTATAGGATCTAGTAGGGTTCTATCTTCTGGATTTTCTTCATAGCCAAAAGGAATCCTACCATTACGCCTCTTGATACTCTGCATCTATTACAGTCTCCTTCTTTGCAGGTAAGATAAAAAGACCTTGATCAGTCTTATGGGTTACATCAATCCTATCTGTTTTACTTAATCCTATCCTATCTAAGATAGACTGAGCTGCCTGTAAGCGCATATTAGCTTGAGGTATAGGCTCATCAGAGTTCATGATATTTACCATCTTTAAAGCGGCCTGTGGAGCAGAACGAGCTAGTATTGTTTCAGCTAGATCTATTATTTCTGTTTTCAGTGCTTTTGTTACCTGATAATGCTCTGTGTATCCTGCTTTCTTAGCAGCTTCTTTAGGATCACCATTACACTCTATAAGGTTACTGAGGAAGTCTTGTTGTTTAGTAGTTAATTCTTTTTTCATGGAAATGCACTATAAGGGTTGACAAATCTAAAATCAATACTACAATCGAATAACAGCCCGTAGGGGGCTGTATATATACAGTAAAGAACTATAAAGACCTTTAAAGATACTTTTAAATATCCCCGACCTAAATACCTCTGAATACCCACCCTAAACTACTTGACATCTGATTTCCAGGAAAATGTATGAGATCTAGTATATATACTATAGTAGGGGGGTGGCATCCTACCTACCCTAGTGCGTATATCTAGATGTAAGAATAACTTACGATATTACACGATCTAAAATTGCTACACAGATCTAGGGGACGATACTTCCGAACATAGCAGCAGTCTAGACTCTCTAGGCTCATTACACAGTTTAAG